TATTATAATCAAACTCTTGTTGCATTAGCTGACTTTTTAATTGAGCTTCTGCTTTACTGCGTTCAATTTCCATTTGCATCTCTCCTTGCTTGTATTGAAGTTTGCTTTGCGTTTCTAATTCTATTTTTTGCATTGCCATTTGACCCGCCATCTCTTGAGACTTTAATTGTTGCTGAGAAACCATTGCTTGCTTTTGCATCTCCCTTTGCTCGTCTTGCTCTTCCTTCGCCTTCCTTTTAACTTTTAATAATTGATTTGCCAGTTTTAAATTTTTTATTTCTCTAATATCTATTGCATCTTCTAAATTAATATCTTGTTTAGATAAAGCCATTTGAATGTTTTGCTCTAACATTGCTTTTTGTTCCTCATCTGGAGATAGCTCTATAAAGACACCAAAGTCATAAATATAAAGTTCTGATATTTCTCCCAGGATGCTAACGTTATACTTTCCAATTTTATTAATAAAATCTTCTTTAAAGTCGGAGTACTCTAAAATATCAGCCACCCTATATGTTAACGCTTCGGCTAACGTACGATATATGTAAAGACTTCCGTCTAATATATGGCGGGTAGCTGTATTAGAGCTTAGTGCCGCTAGTTTCTGTACTCCCACTAATGCATCTGAATTTGGTGCAGATCCATCTCTGGCTTCATTTAATCCAGTTACAGACCGAATCATGTCTAAGTAATGATTGTAATTCGCTATAAGCATTTGTGTTTTTGATGCTCCTGAGTTACTAGTTAATTGTTGAATAGGTGTTTTGCCCTGATTGTATTCCCCTTCTTGTGTATAACTCCTACCAATAACACTACCTGTTTGGAAATATAGTCTTAATGCATCTTCTGGATTATAAGCCGCTCCTGTTCCTAGATCAACTTCATTTAATCCATCTGCATCAATGTATACTCCATCAGGGACAACTCTTGCAATTACCTGCTGTAGCTTTAGATGTGTCATTTGAATTAAATCGGCAAATGGTATCATTCGCCTAACTAAAGATTCAATAACTCCTTTATACATTCTAGGTGCACACGCTACATAGTTAGGCATTGCGTGTTGTGAAGATGACTTTGGTCTAACCATATTCTTAGCTAACTCCCATTTAAGAATAATATTGGTTCCCATAACCATTACTCCATCATACCACACATCTATTGTTTTTTCTATTTTTTCAAAGTTACCTTCTTCTAGCATCTCCTCTGGAGGATTAAAAGTGTCATCTTTTTCAATCATTCGAGTTGCTCCACCTTCATTTATTTTTTTCTTGTAGACCATTTTTTTTGTGGTCTTATAATTGAAATACATTAACGTACACGTGTCCCTATAAAATATATCATTCTCATAATATTGTGCAGTATTAAAATAATCATACCAGCTTTGACTGTATTGAGATATTTTTTGTAAATCTTCAGTATCGAGAGATGGATCAATTTTTATTAATTCAGTTAAAGGAACTGTTTTAATTTCTCCCCAATAAAAACAATCTTTAAAAAAAGGATCTTCGGTATAGCTATATACCACGTTAGCAGGGTCAACATAAGACACTTGAACTCCTGAGCCTGGAAGGAATTCGTGTTTCGCCATACCTACGCCAATTACCATTTGATCGTAATCTATTCTTTTACGTGTATCTTGATAATGATTTTCAGCAAACATCGTGTCTATAGCTTCTTCTTCTGCAATCTCTATTGCAGGCTTATAATTAAGGTTCATATATAACGACAACTCCTCATCTCCAGATGGTAATTCATCTGGATTCATAATAAAAGGATCGAACCCTGTGTTTTTTTGTACCGTTGTTAAAATATCTTTTGCTGCCATTTGACCTTCTATCATATTCTGATACTTACTTCTCTTTGCTTGAGATAAGGCATCTTGAGCGTATGCTTTTACTTTAAACAATCTATCTTGCATTCCATTTACAACAACATCTACAAATTTGGGTAATATAGGAACTGGGGTCCAGTCTAAATTTAAATAAGATAAGTCTCCGTCAACCGCTAATTCGTTTTTGTATTTGGCTACTGATTGCTCTCCCCTTGCGTATAATCTTAATCTATTAAAATCTCTCCACTGACTGTAGTATCTACATCCACTTGAATCTTTTCTAAACCATTCGTATTGTATTGCTTGTCCGATCTGTAATCCGAACTCGTCGGTGGCTTTTTCTGAGTCTGACACAAACTGACTTGGAAAACCTACAGATGAAATATTTATGTTTACGTCTTTCATCTATTTGATTAATTCACTATAATTTCCGTTATTAGCATATCTTGCAAAGTTAAGATTTATTTTGCTTTGTTTTTGTTCTGGTAAATATAGGTTTTTTTGATTTGCCATAATTGCTAACCCTGAGCTTATACTGGCATCAAACTTTGTTCGGTTGTTTATATCAAACCTCGCCCACTCATCTAAAGTTCTTGTAAAATACATGCTTCCTATCTCCGTAGGATCTCTATAGGCTCCTGTTAAATCCATTCCTATATGTTTTTCTATGTAAGACTCTATAGCTGATGCGTGCGATTGTTTTACGTCTTCCGAAGTGTTAGGTATTCCCCCCAACTCTTTTTCTGTTTTAGATAATTTATTAAAATGCTTATCCGGTCTATTCATACAAAATCCTCTGTACCCTCTATTTTTAAAATGATAGAGTAGTCTAGGTTTATTATTCTCAATTAATATAGGCATACTAAAAAACACGCACGCCATCAATACTTCCTCAAAAAATATTTCTGCTGTTTGAGGCCTTGCAACATATTCTAAAAAAAACTCATTGCTGGGGGCTTCTTCCATATTAAACTTTGTTAATCCATGAAGAGCTCCATTCGATCCTCTTCCTGAAACCGTTCCTGAGATGTCATAAGAGTCACACCCAAAGGCTCCGACATGTTCATTCAAAGGATAATAAGAACTATTTTTTTTATATTTTAAATTCGTTATATTTTTATTAGGCATCCAGGATACTTTAAATCTTCCCTTGTTGTCAGGAGAAAATATAACCCTGGTATCTTTTACTCCATCTTGCCAATAAAATTTTCCCCTTGTAGCATGTTGCTCTATAATTAAAGAATCATTGTAGTCTATTTGTTGGTAAATTTTAGTCAAATTAAAAAGAGAAGATTTACTTTCATCTCTAAAAGCATGAGATTCAGTACGTGGAAATTGTCTGTAAAATTCATTTAATGCATCTGCATCATCTTTAAGTGAGTCTACTTCAGCTTGCCAATAATCTATAGCTCCATTTTTTATGTACTCATTATCAACACCTAATACCTTATTCTCAGGTTTTTCTAAAACCGGCATGCCGTGCTTATTTATAAATCCTTCCATATTCCATTCCATAGGAATAAAAAGAGAATACATTCCACTTTTAGTTTGACCATTTTCATTTCTTGTTAAAACATTTGAATCTTCGTATAGCTTTTTAAAATTATCTCCTCCTTTACTTAACGCATTTGACGTAGACCCCATCATACACTTTCCAATTATCTTACTTCCCAACCTTAGACAAGTTTTAGTTACACGCCAATTGTTTAATATATTGTTAGGCTTTATCCATTTACCACTTTCATCGTGCACTAATAACAATAGTTTTTCTCCATCATAGGAGTTTTCATCTGTATTCTTCCAGTCAATAGTAGTATCTAAACCATACATTTCATTATCTACCAAATCATACATGTTTTTTTTAGTAATCTTAGATGCGGGTATTCTAAAAGCTAATTCTGTTTTAGGCTTATCCATACCGTCTTGTATGGGTTTAAAAAAGAAAGGAAGTCTATTGGCAATAGGAACAACCTTATCGATAAACATTTTCTTTGCATCTGATCCAGTCTTGGAAAGTATACCGACTCTTGAATCTTTAACTAAAGTTCCTGTATTAACACATTCTGACGATCCCATAAATGAAAACCCTGAACGTCTTATTTTTAAATACACCAATCCAAAACATCTATTGTCAGCTTTACATGCTTCCCAATAAATAAAAAATATTCTATTGGCTTCTCTAAAATCAGGATATCCAATATCAATACTTGTCCACTGTAAATACATGTAGTGAGATCCTGTTATATAAATAGGAATGCCATTATTATAAAACCAATGCCCATCAGCTCGTTTGTCAAACTCTGATTCAACATAATCAACCCATTTGTTTTTAAAAACAGCAGTCATTTCATTCCATTGAAATATAGATTGTATTCTGCCTAACTCTTTAGGAAGAGGATTTCTTTCCCAGTATTGCTTAGATTTAGTCTCTGATTTTTTATTTATCGATTCTGGCGGAAAGGGTAGCGCAATGTTTAATCCATTAATGTTTATTATTTTTCCTATCTGCCCTGTTTTAGATATTACTATCATATCATACCTTTCGCTATATCCGTATACCCAAGTCTTTCTTTTATTTTTATTCGTATAAACATTTTTAGGGACTAGGTTATTAACTACATAAAATAACCTATTTTGATCGTCTTTCGGCGAAGCCTTGCTTTGTTTGGATTTTACTTCCATTGCTTTGATTAATAGTTATGTTCTCTTGCTCGGTATCAATTTTATTTAATATATCAAAAGCATCAAATATTGCTAGCTTTTTAGTAGCCGCAGCATTTTTTAATCTGTCGGCTGCCAACTCATCTTCAGGATCATGCTTTATTATCTCTTCCTTTGCAACCTTAATAAGTTGCTCTACGGCTTTTTTCCCTGCCTGGATAATCTGCAGTTTTAATAATTCTGAACTCATAATAATAAAGTAATTTGATGATCAAACATACGATATAGTTTTTCTCCTTCAACTTCAAATTCATACTCACTATCAGGCTTAAAGCTGACTTGTTGTCCTGGTAAAACTCCTTTTGACATTAAGTAAGAATTACTGTATGCCATTTCACCCATTAACGGTTCTTCATTGCCTCGTTTAAATATAAAAGAACTTTGTTTTTCTAAAGGTTTAACAAAACAATATTTTCCATGACTATGCCATTTATTTTTTTGTTTATACATATAAAACTGATCGTTGTCTATAAAAAACAAATTATCTTTAAAATAACTTTTCCCACTTTTTTGTCTTCCCTTTATGTCATTATAGTATTTAAAAACATTATGATGAACTAATAATATATTCCCTTTTTTGATTGGGCCTTCATAATTTAAAGGAACTTGAACAACAACTCCTTGTCTGTTTGATACAGTAAAATCTTCTTCTGAAGAACTTGTGATAAAATCAACTTCCTCAATATTTTTAGTATTGTTATATCGTTTTCCTTCTAAAGGTTCTACAATAAAATAAAATGGAGATTTCATTAAAAATTAATATTATATTCTATCGATACTGGAATGTTAGAAGAAAACTCTTTCCACAATAGTATTTCATCTTTCCGTTGAATCCATATTCTTATAGTTAGATCGTCTAAGTCTTGCTGAATTAAATGTATAAAATATTTTCCGTTTAATATTTCTTGACCCACCAAGTAGTGCATCGCCCCAGATTTGTAATCTGGTCCTACAGATATTTTTCTTATATCCATTAAATTTGATTTAATTAAAAGATAAAGATACAAATTATTTAAAGGCAGCTACACGATTGATTAATCACTAGAACCTTTACCATTCATTAAGTTTGTTTTTTGCTTACTTCCTACTGAAGATCCAAAGTAATATCCAATGACTTGTGTAAATGCAGCGACTACCGCACCAAAGGCCATGTCAAATAATCGCTGTGACTCTTCCGGTATCTGCCAAAGCCCTATGGCTCCAGCTATAACACCTACAAAACACAATGTTATTCCCCATCCTACTGTTTTAAATAGTATGTCTTCTGATCCAGAGGACAATGCAGCCATCTCTCTTTGTCTAGCGCTTGCTCTGTCTTCTACTTCCGCCTGATAGGCTTCTAAGACCATCTCTTGCGCTTTTATCTTATCTTCTGGCGGTACGTCAGAATTTTTAATGGAAGACACTACCTGCTCTACAGACATCTCTCCTTGAATTAGGCTTCCTAGGGTTGGGTTAATTAATCCTACCGCTCCTTTTAGAAGCTTTCCGACTGTTGTTTGTCCAAATTTTTTCTTTGGTTTACTCATACAACTTGATAAGTATTCTTTCCTTTTACTTTCTTAACAAGTAAAGCTCTTCCTCTATTCTCTGATTCTGACACATAACTAA